CGAGATGATCGCCAGCGGTCACTTGGTCTCACCGCGAACCTTTGTGATTGATGTCGGCGCGCAGGAAGCGCTGCAAAACGTGCGCCGCACAGCGATCGACTTCGACATGGAGCAGGTGGCCACGATCCTCAACAAATCGCTGATCACTGACGCCGTGATTGCGCACTGGAAGCAAAAAGCGGCGGACCGCAAGACGATCGTGTTTTGCTCCACCGTGGCCCATGCGCAAAGTGTCTGCGAGGCGTTCGTGGCCGCTGGTGTGCCGTCCGTTCTGATTCACGGCGAGTTGTCGCAAGGAGAACGCAAAGCCCGGCTGCAAGCGTTTGAGACCGGCAGCGCCCAAGTAGTGGTCAACGTGGCGGTACTCACCGAGGGCTACGACTACACGCCCACGGCGTGTGTGGTGTTGCTGCGCCCAAGCTCCTACAAGTCCACCTTCATTCAGATGGTTGGGCGTGGTCTGCGCACGGTGGACCCGCAGGAGTTTCCCGGCGTCATCAAGTCTGATTGCGTGGTGCTGGATTTCGGCACGGCCAGTCTGATGCACGGTGCGCTCGAGCAGGAGGTCAACCTCGATGGCCATGCGCGTGAGGGTGAAGCACCCACCAAAGAGTGTCCGGAGTGCGAGGCCACAGTGCCGCTGTCCTGCCTGGAATGCCCGTTGTGCGGCCATGTCTGGGAGCGCCAGTCAGAGGACACCGGCGCACTGTCTGATTTCATCATGAGTGAAATCGATCTGCTCAAACGCTCGAATTTCCGCTGGTGCGATTTGTTTGGCTGTGACGACGCATTGATGGCCACGGGCTTTACGGCCTGGGGCGGCGTGTTTTTCTTAAACGGTCGCTGGCATGCCATTGGTGGAGCCAAGTCGCTGCGTCCCACTTTGCTGGCTGTGGGCGAGCGCACCGTATGCATGGCGCGCGCTGATGACTGGCTCAACGACCACGAGTCGGCCGACTCGGCGCACAAGACACGGCGTTGGCTCAACGAGCCGCCCACGGTCAAACAACTGGTCTACCTGCCAGATGCGATGCGGTTTGACTTCGGCATGACCCGCTACCAAGCCTCAGCGTTGTTGTCGTTTCAGTTCAACCGCAAAGAGATTCAGCGCCTGGTCACCGCTGCCAATGACGCGCATCACAGCAGCGCCACCAGCCACAGTAGCCATCCCCATGTTTTGGAGGCCGCTTGAAGTGCGCCGTGTGTGCCCGCCAGGCCAAAGGCTACGGCTGGTTTAACCCCAGCCTCAAACGCAGCGACCCCGGTCGCTACTCAGACCAATGGGTGTTTTGCTCGCGCCGCTGCCAAAACGCCTTCTCAACACTCATGAACAAAACGGAGGGACAAATGATGGATCCAAGTGAAATGGAAATTACGGCCATGGGCGCGTGCCTGCAGCCATTAGGCGAGTTCGTAGGCTCGATCGGCATGGACCGACCGCTGGCCAGTTACAGCAGGGCGGAAGTGCTGACACTGATTGATGTGGTGGTCACGGCCTACCAAGGCCAGATGACGGCTGAGCACGAACGCATGGCTGCGCGCGACCGTTCGTTTTTGCAAGAGCGCCTGAACTTGCAGAAGGGGCCTGTGTGATGTTGGACTTCAACGCCCGCCCCAAAATTCAGGAGCAGATCAGCCAGCTCATTGATGCCGCGTTAACCCGTGAGCGTGCAGGCCAGACGCCGCGCGATTACCTGGGCGCATCACGCTTGGGCGTTTCATGCGAGCGCGCGCTGCAATACGAATACACGCACACACCAGTGGACGACGGCCGTGATTTTTCAGGCCGCCTGCTACGCATCTTTGAGGTCGGCCATACGCTCGAAGACCTGGCCATCCGCTGGTTGCGCATGGCCGGGTTTGATTTGTACACGCGCAAAGTCCAAGGCGGTCAGTTTGGTTTTTCCGTGGCGGGTGGTCGCATCCGGGGCCATGTCGACGGCATCTTGAACACCGGGCCGGCCGATCTTGGCGTGAGCTACCCGGCGCTCTGGGAGTTCAAGACCATGAACGACAAGTCCTGGCGGGATACCGTCAAGCACGGGGTGGGCAAGTCCAAGCCTGTCTATGCAGCGCAAGTCGCGGTCTATCAGGCCTACATGGAAGGCAGTATTCCGGGTATCTCTGCCAACCCGGCGCTTTTCACAGCCATCAACAAAGACACCCAGGAAATCTGGTTCGAGTTGCTGCCCTTTGACGGCGGGCTGGCGCAGCGCATGTCCGACCGCGCCGTGCGCGTGATCACCGCCACCAACGCGCGCGAAGTTCTGCCGCGCTTTGCCACCACGCCTACCCACATGGAGTGCAAGTTCTGCGCGTGGCAGGACCGCTGCTGGGGGACTCCATGACGGCTGACAACATCGTCTGGCTGGACTACAACAACGCCCCCGAACAAAGGCTTGAACCGGCTGCCGACACGCAGGCGCTGCGTGATGGTCTGTTGGACCGGCTCGAGTCGGTGCTGCTGTATCTGTTTCCCAGCGGCCGCATTCGCGGCAACAAGTTCTATGTCGGCGACATTGACGGCGCGCCGGGTAAGAGCCTGGTGGTGGAACTTGATGGTGCCCGGCGCGGGCTGTGGAAGGACTTTGCCGATGACGATGGCGGCGACCTGATTGCAGCCTGGGCCAAGTCCCGGGGGCTGTCGACGCAGCAGGACTTTCCGCGCATCGCCGATGAAATCCGGCAGTGGCTCGGCTTTGCGCCACCGGTGGACCATGGGGCTAGGCGCGACAGACGAGATATAGGCACGATGCCGATGGATGAATTGGGTCCCTACACCGCCAAGTGGGACTACGTCGGTATTGATGGGGCGCTGATCGCATGCGTCTACCGCTACGACCCACCGACCGGCAAGGAGTTCAGGCCGTGGGATGTGCGCGCGCGGATGTGGCGTGCCCCCGATCCGCGTCCGCTCTACAACCTGCCAGCGTTGCAGGCTGCCCGCACCGTGATCCTGGTCGAAGGTGAAAAGTGTGCCGACGCTTTGATTGGCGCAGGCATCGTGGCCACCACTGCCATGAACGGGGCCAAAGCACCGGTGGACAAGACCGACTGGTCTGCGCTCAAAAACAAAGATGTGCTGATCTGGCCGGACCGCGACGCGCCGGGCTGGGACTATGCCGAGAGCGCCGCACGCGCTTGCGCGGCCGTGGGCTGCCAGTCGGTGTCCATCCTCGTGCCGCCTGCTGACAAGCCGCTCAAGTGGGATGCGGCCGACGCAGCGCTAGAAGGTTTTGATTGCGCCGCCTTCATCGCGCAGGCTGAGCGGCGGGTGATAAAGGCGGCTGCCCCCATGGTGCCCTTTTTCACATTGGGCGCGTTGCTCGATGATGACTCGCCGCTGCCCGAAGATTTGATCGAGCCGCGCGTGCTGACACCGGGCGGCTTGTTGGTCTTTGGTGGTGCGCCCAAGGTGGGTAAGAGCGACTTCCTCCTGGCCTGGCTCACCCACATGGCCGCCGGTGCAGCGTTTTTGGGGATGAGGCCACCCCGGCCACTGCGGGTGTTTTATTTGCAAGCAGAGGTCCAGTACCACTACCTGCGCGAGCGGGTCAAAGGTATTCGCCTCTCGCCAGAACACTTGAGTCTGGCGCGCACCAACTTCATGGCCACGCCGCAACTGCGCCTGATTCTGGACGACGACGGGCTGGCGCAGGTCATCCCGGCAATGGTGGCCGCCTTCAACGGTCAGACCCCCGACATCATCGTGATCGACCCGATCCGCAACGTGTTTGATGGGGGCGATGCAGGCGGCGAGAACGACAACGGCGCGATGCTGTACTTCTTGTCGCAGCGCGTGGAGCGCATTCGCCAGGCTGTTAACCCCGAGGCAGGCGTGATCCTGGCGCACCACACCAAAAAGCTGGGCAAGCGTCAGTTTGAGGAAGACCCGTTTCAGGCCTTGGCTGGCGCTGGCAGCCTGCGCGGCTACTACTCGTCCGGGATGCTGCTGTTTCGCCCCGATGAGGCGCAAAGCACCCGCCACCTCATCTACGAGCTGCGCAACGGTCCGGCCATTGAGACCAAGTTCGTCGACAAGATGGACGGCCAGTGGCACGAGGTCGATGTCAATGACAGGTTGGTGCTCAAGGAGTACGGCGAGCGGCTCGATGCCGAGCGCAGACGAAAGCGCGATGCGATTCTGCAGATCCTCTTTGAGGAGGCAGCTCTGGGGCGCTGCTACACCGCCAACCAACTGGCTGAGTCCTTTGAGGGTAAGGCCGGTCTGGGCGGCGAGCGCACGATCCGCGAGCGCATCTCAGCCCTGTCCACGCAGGGCTACATCAAGTTTTTTCGCAACAGCACGGACTACGGACTGCCCTCGATTGGGCGCTCCAAGTTTGGCTACTTGTGCGTCGAGGGCATGGTCCTGAACACGCCGGCAGGCGAGCCCGATCCAGACACCGGCGAGCTGCCACTGCGCCCGCTCGGGGTGCTTCCAACCCACTACAAATGCCCGCAATCCGGGGCCGCGATGCCCGTCGAAAACCCGGATGTGTGGGTGTACCAAGAAATTAGCAACAACCCGCAGGAGTACGAATGAACACGATTTGCCAAGATAGAACCCGCAAGGCCGCGGCGTTGTTAGACGCCCGCATTGACCCGCACCACTGCGCAAACGCCCGCAATGGCTATCCGTTAGCAGCGGCTGGCATGGGCCCGCAGCAGCACGCGGGGACCCGCCGCAGTTTGCGGAAACAAGTTGGCAAAAGTTTTGCCAACTGGACCCCACTTTTTGCCAACTGGATTCAGTTGGCAAACCCTTGCCAACTTCATTCCCATATAAATCAAGCACTTAGCTCGAAGTTGGCAAGTTGGCAAGTTGGCAAATCCAAAAACGCTGCCAACTTGCCAACTGGCCGCAAACCCGCATGGATGCTGGGTTCTCAAAAAATTTCAGTTGGAGAAAACTCCCCTCTCCCTACGGGAGAGGTGGACACCCCCGACTTAGGTCGGAGGGTCCGCCTCTTTCTCGAATCCCGTTTGGTGGTTCAGCTCAAGGGAGGTCGTCATCATGGCTAAGAACATCGTCTTGGCGATCGACCTGGGCACCACCACCGGTTGGGCACTGCGATCCAAAGATGGCCAGATCGCGCACGGCTTTGCCAGCTTCAAACCTCAGCGGTTTGAAGGCGGCGGTATGCGTTACCTGCGCTTTAAACGCTGGCTCACCGAGATCAAAGCGCTGGCCACAGACATCCACGCCGTTTACTTTGAGGAAGTGCGTCGCCACGCCGGGGTGGACGCAGCCCATGTCTACGGCGGCTTGATGGCCACGCTCACCACCTGGTGCGAGCACCACAACATCGCCTACCAAGGTGTGCCAGTCGGCACGATCAAAAAGCACGCCACAGGCAAAGGCAACGCTGGCAAGGCCGAGGTGATTGCCGCCATGCGTCTGCTGGGCCACCCGGTCACCGATGACAACGAGGCCGATGCCTTGGCTTTGCTGCATTGGGCCATCGACACACAAGAGCCGGACCAATACCAAACAGACCAAAACCAACCAGACACAGGAGCCGCCGTATGAAAACCCCTCAAGCCCACTACCCATCCCCGCTCGGCCGGATGCAACCCAACC